CTCTGAATTTTGGTTCTTTAGGTTCACCACTGGAGTAGGTGTAGGAGCAAGCACCTTCTTAAACTATCCGTACGCTGGGCATTTAGACAACCCCTACACTCCCACATTCGATTTAAATTGGGGCGTACCGTCTAAATTATACTACAATTTCAATTTTGGAGGTAGTAATATAGTAACGTATCCAAATAATAACTGCTATAATCTCTTTTGGAGGGAGTACATACAAGAGATTACGGACAAGGATAGTCGACTACTAGAGTGCTACATAGCATTGAGACCGTTAGACTACGCAAACCTTTCATTTAGGTACAAGTACTATATAGACGGCTCATTTTGGCGACTGCTTAAAGTCATAGACTACGATGCAAACGCTAACCAAACCACTAAATGTATATTCTTAAAGGCAGAGCCGCAAGCCGCATTCACTAGCCAAACGCCTGAGATACTAGGAGGTGATGACGTATTTGATAACGGAGAAGACTACCCTACCTTCAGAGACCTAAGCAGACCGAACGATAGCTATGGCAACCCTCAAGACTCTATAATATTTGGGGACGGGGTTAAAGCTTCGCAAAGGAGTATAATAGTATCTAATAATGTATTGAGTGGAGCTGGGCTCAGTAACATAACTGCCCTTGCTTCTGATGGTAGTACTATTACGGCTTCAGATGTGACTTTAATCAATAGCCCTGATACAATAGCTAGTACAACATCTACATATATAAACGGCTTATTTGTGGAGCATCGCTTGAGCGTGGAGCTACCTACCTTCATATTAAAAAATATGACTGGAGGGCTTGAGGTTTTGCCTTCAGTAGCTTCTGATGAGTTCTACGAAATTACAAGAGGGTACGCTAGATTGAACGGATTAGCCGCAACGTCAGGACATAAGATTGAAATAGAAACGTCAGTCGATGGGGATTCTTTAATGAAAGTGCCAGCAGCCTTTTTTAATAAAGATAATAACACTACCTTCCTAGAAAAGACAACTCCAGAGACAACTGAATTACACTTCGGAGAGGGGATTACACTACTATCTAATACTAATATGTCATTTCCAAGCGGAACGACTACACTTTCATTACAACTTGTTTATAGAATTATAAAAATATGAGTACTAAAAAAATAGCCTTAGAATTATTACTTAAAATAAACTCTGGAGACTTAACGCTAGAGGGGTTAAACGTGTTGCTGGGACTTGCTAAGCAGCAAATGGCAGAGATGGGAGACGACGGTAGCGAAGCGTTTAAGGCTTTAAGTCAAGTGGTGGAAGTAGCAGAAGCGTCAATAGAGGGGTTAAATGGTACTTTAGGCGAAACTAAAGACGGCTTTGACAAAACGGCGGAAGCTCAAAAGAAAGCTACTGAGGGTAGTGGCACTTTCTCAAAAGGGTTAAATGTGGTTGGCACTGCTTTTAAGGCGATGGGTACTGGGCTTGTAATTGCTGCCCTTAAATTCTTATTCGACGCTCTAAGCGGCAATCAAAAGGTTATGGATGCGGTGGCAAAGGTAACTGGCACTATCTCCATAATCTTTGGCGAGGTTGTAAGTGTAATAGTTGACGTAGTAGAACAAGTTAGCAAAAGTTCAAAAGGCTTTGAGGGATTGAAGAATGTGGTAATTGGCTTGCTAACTCTAGCCATCACTCCCTTAAAACTTGCATTCTATGCTATTAAGTTAGCTATGCAGTCTGCCCAATTAGATTGGGAACAGTCATTCTTTGGAGACGGCGACCCAGAGACTATCAAAGAGTTAAGGGCTCGAATCAACGAGACTAAAGACGACATAGCAGAAGTAGGCAAAAACGCGGTAAAGGCTGGAATATCTGTAGCGAATAACTTAGGTAAGGCAGCGAATGAGATAGGTGGCGTAGTGTCTGGGGCAGTAGATGGCATTAGTAAGATAAGCGTAAAAGCAGCGTCCGCACAATCCGCAGCAAATGTGGAGCTACAAAAGAACGCAGCACTAGCAGTAGCTAATCAGCAATTGCTACTAGAAAAGGCAGACATAGCAGCCGAGAAGCAAAGGCAAATTAGAGACGACGAGAGAATAAGCATAACCGAAAGGATAGCAGCCAATGAGGAGCTGGGCAAAGTACTCGACGACCAAGAGAAAACAATGCTTGCGGTGGCAGACGCACAAATAGCAGCGGCAAGAATAAACGACTTAATAAACGGGACTACAGAGAGTGAGATAGATCTAATAAATGCGAAGGCTAACAGACTCGGAGTCTTGGCACAAATAGAGGGCTTTAGGTCTGAGCAGAAAGTAAACGCTGCTACTTTAGATAGGGAGCAACTAGCACTCAATACAACACTAAGCAAGAGTGAAGCGGACTTAGCTTATGAGCGTAAAAAGTATAACGCTGAGCAGATAGAGGACAAGATAGCATCACTAGAAGCCCTTAGAGACTTGGAGGAGGAACGCCAACAAGAGGAGATGTTAAGGCTTGAGGGTGTAGTAGAAGCGACTAACGCGGGCACTCAAGCTAAGATAGATGCACAAATAGCCTTAGACCAATTTAAGGAGGCAAGTAGACAAGCTACTATAACCGCAGAAACCGCAGTATTAGCAGAAATAGCCGCTTTAAATAAAAAAGACTCAGACGACTCAATAGCCTCACAAAAGAGAAGGGTAGATTTAGCTATGAATACGCTAACGGCTTTAAGTAATCTTGCAAATGCGTTTGCTAAAGGAGATGAGGAAAGCCAAAAGAAAGCGTTTAAATTAAACAAGGCGTTTGCCATAGGCCAGGCGATTATATCTACTTCGGTGGGTGTTATGAATGCTTTAACCGCTGGCGGTAATCCAGCCAAGTTAGCATCGGGAATACAATTTGCAGAAGCCGCAGTAGTAGCCGCAACGGGTGTAGCTCAGATAGCAACAATCTCTAAGACTCAGTTTAAGTCTACTGCGGGCAATGTATCAAGCCCAAGTGATAGCAGTGGCGGAGTAGGCAGCCAACCAAGAGCCTTTACAAGTCCAAGAGTAGACACTAACCAACAAACTACGAAAGTAATTGTAACCGAGACGGATATAAGAAGCGTGACGGGTAACGTTAGCGGCATCTATAATAGGGCAGTGGTGGTGGAATAGTGCCGATAATTAGATTTAGAATCTAACATAAGTTAAACCCCATAATCCTTGAGGGATTACAAGGCACATATTCGGGCGTTGTAAAACATAGACTCACTTAGCCATTTGCTCTTTAAGCCATTTTACCCCATCCTCAAAACCTTCGTTATATTCAGTCGTGCAACTTCCATAATATGGAAGTCCGTCAACCCAAGCCTTTACTTGCTCCTCATTCGGCAACGATTTTACAACATCAGCTATAATTAATGCCTTAGTTTTGTGGTCTTGTAAATCAAATTCTTTTTTCATCTTGTTTTGTGTTTAATTAATAAGTCAGTTTTATAAGTCGGCACTAACCATAGCCAAACCGTTAACTACAAATAAAAAGGGCGACTTACTCGGTCTGCTCAATTTTATCTGTAATAATATTTCCTTTTTTATTGAATTTTAAACCGTGTAAAGGGCAGGTTTTTATTCCATTTTTATCTGCTTTTACTTGTGATAAGTCATATCCTCTATGGGGGCATTTACCTTTATGAATGCATTTGTGTTTTAATTTAGATTTTTTAATCATACTTACAGGGGTAATTCCTTTAAATTCAGAATTAATTACTGGCAATAAAAAATATTCTAAATTCCCAAAATCTTGTTTTGGTCTTATTTCATTTCCAAAAATATGAAAAGAATGTTTGTTTTTTATAGTTGGAAAATTACCATTATCATTGTGCTTTAAAAATCTATAATCTAAATGATAGTGAGTTTCGGTTTGTCCGTTTTCAATATCATTATGAGGATGATTAATTATAGGTAATATATGCATTTTAGTTTTTGTTACACTATTTGTTATGTCTAACCATAATTCATCTTCATCTTTTAAAACATATTCCCTTTTAACTAAACAAGGCACAAGTACTTTTTCGCCTTTTAATAATGGTCTTTTTATATTTTCTACTCTCATTTTTTTACGGTTTTAACATACTCCCAAAAATTCAAATCAACTTCAATATTCGCTTTATCAGAAATATGCAAGTATTTACCATCTTTGTTTTTGTAAATTTTAAAACTCCCAGCTAATCTTTTTAGCCGGGAGTTTGTGTATTCTTTTAGGCTGCACATATCCTTTCGTTTATTTCTAATTTGCTGATTGGGAAAAATCTACCTCTTGAATATCTGTAAAAACGAACTCCTTTTTTTGTCATTTTTGAGTACACATTAAATACTTTTCCGTTTTCGTATTTTACTTGCTCTCCTGTTTGTGTCATTGTATTTGTCATAATTTATTTGTTTTAATTTGATAGTGCAAATATACACCAATATCTAAACATACAAACTATTAAGTGCGATTTTTATTTGCCCGTTATACAAACCTATTGTATATGATTATAATGGACTTACCCTTTATAGAGTTTAAACTATCCGAAGATGTCGAAGGACTGCAAGCGATTGCTTTAGTTGACAAGCCCGCTATCGGCGTAAATTACCAAGCATTTGAAACTCAAAAGTTTGAAGTAATAAACGAAGAGAAGCGCATAGTTATGGGAGCTGCTATGATTCCAGACCTACCTATTTACAGAAGGGATGAACGTGGTGAGTACTATGCTATTTTCAAAAAGGATACTATAAAGGCTCTAGTCCAAAAATTCTTTAAGGAGTCTAAACAAGGTTCTTTTAACGAGCAGCACGACCAATTTAAAATACTAGACGGCGTTTATGTATATCAATCATTCATTACAGACGAGGAGCTAGGCATCTCAGCTCCTACAGGGTTTGAGAACATAGCAGATGGCACGTGGTTTATAGCTGCCAAAGTAGATAATGATGAAGCGTGGGCAAAGGTAAAGAAAGATGGACTCTTAAAAGGGTTTAGTGTAGAAGGGATCTTCGATTTAGAACCGTATAAATTTAAAACAATGAATAAAATCAATTTAGAAAGCGTAATAAATACGCTAAAATCTGTATTCTCGGATGCAGAAGCTGAGGTCGTAGAGACTCCAGAAACTAATTTTGCTGAGGCTACACTTGTGGACGGCACTATAGTGAAGTGGGAAGGTGAGCTAGCCGAAGGTACTGCTATTGTAGTAGTGTTGCCAGAGGGTGAAGTAGCTGCTCCAGACGGAACGCACGAACTTACTGACGGTACTATCTTAGAGACTGCTGGCGGTCTTGTTGTATCTGTTACCGAAGGAGTTGGTGAAGTAGCTACAGAGGACAACGAGTTCACTGCTGAGCAACTTAACGAAATGCTAGACAAGGTTATGGGTAACTATGCTAAGGCTTTCAATGAGCAACTGGAAGCGGTTGTATCTGAAAACAAAAACCTAAGCACTCAACTTTCAGAAATGAAAGCAAACAAAGAGGACTTAAAAGCTGAGTTTTCAAAAGCGATGGACAAGGTAATACTAAACTTTGAAGACCTTGCGAAAAGCGAGCCGTCTACTTCTAGTAAGCCAGCAGAATTTAAAGCACTTAGCAGAGCCGACAAAGCAGCTAGAATGGGTGCAGCACTTAGAGCAACTAATAAAACAAATAAATAAAAATGAGTTTCGATGTATCAGGATTGACAAATTATGTCAACGAGCAAAGTAAAGACTTAATTTCGAGATTATATTTCGAGAAAACGTCTAGCGACTACTTCACGCTACAATCTGGAGTAAAAAAGACAGACGCACTTCACCTATTAGCAGTGACTGCATTTCCTCAAGACGGTAGCGGATGTTCTGCAACTGCGTCTGGAGATGTAATCTACACAGACAGAAACATTACAGTAGGGCAAATCACTTACTTTAGCGGTTTTTGTATGAAGGATTTGATTCCTAAGTACACACAAACTTTGTTAAAAGCTGGCAACGCTGAAACGGATAGCCTTCCTTTTGAAGCTGAAATCGCGGACTCTATTGTTAAGACAATAATGGAGCACAACGAAACTGCTGACTGGCAAGGAGACACTGGAAGCGGCAACGTTTACATAAACAAGTATGACGGTCTTATTAAGACTATAGACGCGGCGGGTACTGCGGTAGACGGTAACACTGGATCGGTAACGGCTGCGACGGGTATCACTTCTGGAGCATCTGG